CCCGATCCTGAATAATTCAAGCCTGTGATTTGGTCGCAATAAGGCAATTCGCTACCGTCGCCATCCTCAACGTCCATGAAGAGTTGAAACCGACCAATGTTGCCCGAACCAATCAAATAAGCGGCATCGGTGGCATCAATGATAACCTTTGAGATTTTGCCGTTTAGACGGACAGTAGCGGTTTCACCAGCCACGATTGAAACAACATGGCGATTGACACGGCAACGGCTCAAATAGAAGTCGCCATCGTCAATTGCTTGCTCTTGATTGGTCATGTCGGACACCTACCTATGCCGACAGAAGTTCAACCAGATCCGCTTTCTTCATGGTGTTCTTGGTGGTGTGTCCACGTTCCTTTGCCAAGGACATGAGTTCTGCTCTTGTCATAGACTCGTAATCAACGTCGGTGGATTCTTCCTCTTCGACTACGGTTTCTTCAACCGTAGGCTCAATGGCTTCTTTCATGGCCGTCGTTTGTGAGGTTTTATCCTCAACGATCCTCCACATGGTTGAACCGCTATCAACAAGTGAACGGAAAACAGGAATCGCTGCGCCTTCCATCTCTTGAATCTCGCCATGACCGAAGCCAACGACTTTGTTTCCAAGACGAAACTCGGTGTATGAACGTGAACCCACGTATTGCACCTTAATTCCCATCAGGGAACACCTCAACGGTATAGCAGGGTTGCTCGAACAACGTCGCCATCGCCAACACCAGCCGAACCGCCACCCGTAAAGGTGATGGTTGCGCCTGAGATGGTTGCAGATGCAGGGGGTCGTGCGCCAGCCGTGAGGTTGGTGAGTCCAAGAATTGAAAGAACCGCAGCACCAGAAACTCCCGTAATGCCTGTGTCCGTGAGGTCAAAGGTGGTTGCGAGTTCTCCTTGGTCAAGGGTCAAATCAACAATCATCATGGCGGTTGCGCCAATGGCTGCGTTTGAGCCAATGGGGGCTTGTAGCCATGCGGTGTTCGATTGGTCTTGCACACCTGCCCAGATCGGGTGGTCTGCAACAACGGTGCAACTTGCTTCGGTTAGATTTACGTTTGCCATTTTTCATCATCTCCATGTTTTTTTTATCCTCATGCGCTCAAATCACGGATTTTGCCGTGTGCGCCATAGAAGAGTTGCCAAAGTTCGCCCATCGTGTGGAAGAGGCCGACCTGTCCCAGACGGTTGATGCCGAATGGATCGCCCGTTTCAATGCCCGACTCATGGTAAAGAGTTGGCTTGGCGGTGCAGAAATACATGTAGTCGGTGTCGAGCATGTAAATGCGGCTGAGGCCACCAGCAGGTGCGTGAACGTCCTTTGCGGGGATGATTGGAACGCCGTTGTAGGTTGCGACAACGAAGCCACCTTCCATGCCAGGAATGCCCTGAACACCGTTCACGGATGGCGAAACACGCTTCATCTCGGTGAATCGCTGCTGAGGCTGCAAGAGTTGTTGGATTTTCTCGATGGTATCATATCCTGTGAGGATAACCTTCGGCTGACCACCACGTTCCCAGACTTCACGGAACATTCCGTCAAGGGTGTTGAGGGTAAGTGGGCGTTCAGCACCACCAGTTCCAGCCGAAACGTTGGCATCGAACCAAGCACGTGTTCCTGCACCTGTGTTTCGGGTGATGGAATACATGTTGTGTCGGTCCAGCGCATCAATGTCTGTGAAAGAAGCAAGTTCAATCTTGGACGAGGACAAAGCACGATCAATGGATTCAAAGGTGTTTCCAGCAGCCGTGTTCACATCACGCAAGAGCATTTTGTTGATGCTCTCAGCGTGGGACTTGGACATTTCCATTTTGATAACTGCCCTTGCATCGCCCAATCCGTCGTCCTTGTCCGAGAGGAACATGGCCGTTTCGGAGAGGTCGAACTTGGAGGCAACCGTCTTGGGTTTCGTGGAAACCTCTTCGAAGGTTGGCTTGGTGGAGTCTGGAAGCGTCCCGTTCTCAGGAAGGCCGACGGCATCATCGGGCTTGCCCGTGACGACACGCCATCCCGACTTCTCCCAAGGCTTCTTGGGGAGAATGGAGAAGGCGTTGAACTCTTGGTTGAGTTGCGACCAAACTTTGCGACCAAAAATCGCTTGGTAGGTTCCAGCCGTGGAGGACATCAAGGGACTGTCTGCCTTGAGCAGATCGGTTCCTGAGTAAGCCCAAGCATTCGTTCCTGCACCTGCACCGTAATACAGGCGTTCCATATCTTCAATTGTGCGGATATAACCTTGCGTCATTTTTCATCATCTCCTTTTGAATGTTCATTCGCCTCGCAATGCACGTTGAGCAAGTGCTTCTGCTGCTCGCCAACCGTCAAGGTCGTTGCCCATCTGGGCGAACTCGTCATGCGTTGGCACAC